TTTGGCAAGGGTAGATCCCTGATTCGATGATGTAGTATTCTTCATTGGTTCTGTGTACCCATAAGTAGAATTCCGTAGGAGGGTAGTTACTGAATATACCAACACTATTCACCTTGATGTAAATGACTTCTTCATAGAGTTGTTTAAGATTCATAATATAACCACTTAGAAAAGATATAGTGTCTATCCTTTGTATGTAGTATTACAAAAGGATACAACTGATCAAAGCTATCATAAGCATTTTTTACATCAACTATATCAATAGGAATCTCATGTATTACGCTATAGATGGCTATGTCATACAGTTTATTCAAAGTCATACTTATATATCTCTAACCTCTCTTCTTTGGTTCTCATATCTTCATATACCCTAATCTTGTATATATAATCAGATAGCTTAGTTATAACTAACTCAAGAGCCAGTTCTGAATAATTTGAACCATAAGTGTTACAGTGTTTTAAAGTGGTACCTTCATAATAAGCTATATAACAAGTAACAGTACCTTCAAGTAAAGAAGTGATGAATGTTTTATAGAATGTATCAGGGGCCATATTTATGTATTGTCCATTCCATACCAGCAAATGCTACCAATATATCCTTTGTTACTATATTCTTTAGAATATGCAATGGATAGGGGTGGTACTGCATTAAATGCCCATACCATTCAGTAGTAGTACATAACCTGCTGAATATCAATGCATTTATGGTTAAGTCATATAATTTACGTTTATTCATATTTACTTATCCAATTATGCTTTTTATTTGATTGAATTCTAATATACCCTCTTTCTATATAAGTATGTATATACAGGTTACATTTTGGTAAATAATATGGGTTACCGAATCCTTGGTAATCTACATAGAAATTTCCTGATACAAGGCAGTCAATAACCATGCTATATAAATTTTTCAAAACGATAGACTTCTTTGAGTTCTGTTCCATATATCACATCTAGGTAATAAGACCCATCCCAAGAATGTAGTGTAGTATTTCCATATAAACCATTTACGAGCTTACCCATACAGTACTTTTGATAATAAGCTTTATGGGTTGCAAGACTGTTTATCACTAACTGATACAATTCACTTATACTTATGGTAGTCATACTTATGGTAGTCATACTTTTGTAACCTTTCGGAGTAATAGCATATCTCTAGGCTAAAAACACTCTGTTTGTATTTGTCTTCCTCTAGAGCAACAAATCCACCAATATAAGGTTTCTTAACCCAAGTACCATTACTAGTTACAATATAAGAATCCCCTTCAGTTAGGGCATTTACAATTAAGATATAAAGCTCTTTTTTGTTTGGTTTTGACATATTTGAATATTCTGTATTGTTCATATGAATCTACTGTATATCCAGAGTTATCAGATGATACCTTCAGTTCTATACGATATATATCTGTTTCATCTCTAGCAGGCCATATACATATACTGCCTAGACCGGTCCCTAATATCCATGGAGCTTCTTTTACATCAGTGCAGCAATAGCTAGCTTGGGTAATAAAAGATTTAACAGTATATTCATATAACCGTTTCACATTCATACAGTTATTAAGCCTTGTCTATATCTATACTTAGGAACAGTGAATTTATGATGTGATTCACATCTCCATTCTCTGCAGTAATTATCTGTATATGTATCTATCCTAAAGGCACATCCTCTAGGCTGATACATTTTAAATTTCTGACCTTCTATTGCATAGCTACCCCAGTCATAATATGACTGATATCTCTTGGTTATTAACCCATCTATGACATTTGCATACAGCTCTTCTATAGTCATCATTCGTATTTACCTATTAACTTGAAGGAGTCATATTTAATTATATTACTTGTTGTTAAAGCCATTCTCACTTTATATGATTTAGGGCATTGAATTACAATGGCATAAGTATTCTTATATGAAAATGCACCAAAAGAGTTTCCGTATACAGATAAGTGTACTCTATGATAATGAGTAGCTATGGTATTCTTTATAAAGAACTCATATAAACACTCAGTATTTTTACATACTTGGTTCAATGTTTCTTTAAGGTATTTCTCATCATCAGTCATTTGTACTTACCTATCAGTTTGTATGACGATTCTTTTACCACGTAATTATCAAGGATACTCATGTATACTTTAAATGAGTTCTCACATTGACGTACTGATATTTGTGAAGTAGGGTGTTGAAATACAGCATAACACATACAACTAAATGGTGCAGAACAATAAACCAAATGATAATCATCAGATACTAAATTATCTATGAAAAGCTGATACAAACATCTAGTACTATTACATGCTTGGTTCAACTGTCTTTTAAGATATTTCTTATCTTCAGTCATTATGACTAGCTCCTTAAAAAAAATGCCCCTATTATACATAGGGGCTAACAACTTAGGAGTTTACCATGTTATAAATCTAATATCGTACTTGTGGGAGTATTTACTTATTACTTCCTGTAAATCCCATTCAAGTACATTTGACTGGACCTTCTCATTATCCAGCCAAATATCATAATAGTTATTACCATATTCGGTAAATTTGTATTCAGCCTTTAATCTGTTTTTCTTTTCTTTACTAACTGAAAAGTTTAACTTATAATTCCCAATAGACATTTCCATGTTGTCCTCCTAGAAAAGAAAAGAAAAAAGGGTATGCTATTAACATACCCTTTCATTTTGTATATAAAGCGGAGCGTTACTCTTCTTCTTTCTTTGGTTCTATTTCTTTTACACAAATTGCAAAGTTATAAGAATAATCATTATCAATTCTTTTTACCTTCCATTCCTTATCGCTGGAGAAGTCTCTAACATCCCCTTCAAAAACAGGCTTATGAGTTTTAGCCACAATAACTGAAATGGTATGGTCTGGGTCCATAATCTTAAGTAACTTACTTAGTTTCATCTTTTGGCTCCACGCATTCTTTAAACTGTTCTGCTGCATTAGCTAGTAATTCTCTAGCTTTAGTTTCAGCTTCTTCCATACGCTTCTTATTCTTAACTTGCTTAACAGTCTCTACAATAGCACTACCTAATACTACTCCAATGGCAGCACCAACAAATACTCCAAATAATTCCATATTAAGGTTCTCCTCTTATTCTGGATAATAACAGTTTAATAGTGGGTACTAGGTCATCCTTAGATATACCACTTTTAGAGCTATAATAATTAATGTATTCCTTTAATGTATTATCTTCTAAGATGGCACTTACTAGTTTATCTCTAGTACTATCAGAGTCTTCAATATCAATAAACATGGTGCTATCTGAGATAGATACATTGATTACCTTACTGGAAAGAAAATCTTTATTCATAGTTAATAATCTATCAGCGTCACCTCGATAAAGGTTTTTCTTAAATACATTAATCCAAATATAAGTATTTGATTTAGTATTAGCTAACAGCTCTTTTAATTCCATGTTACCTTCCTCTCTACAGTTAAATCGTAATCACAATTCTCACCAGCATAGAACTGGATATCTCCAGTATCCTCTCCCAGTACATACATCTCGTAGTAATCTAATCTCTGGATATTGTCGATAAATTCTTCTAGGTAATAGCTTTTTCCACATGCAAAGAGTTTAAGCTTATCCTGCTTATATGAGGATATATCTATACCACTTACATCATCCAGCAGGTCTTGTTCCAGCTTATGCAGTTCTTTCTGCTTTATAACTGCATAAGTTTCTACGTAATAGCCCATTACTTAACCATGACTAGCACAGCTAAGTGTGGTGAGTCATCCTCCTCATTGAGGACAGAAAACATAATAATATCCTCAACTTTCTTATAATTCCTTTCACTAGGACCTTTATCAAGCATTACTGGTAGATTACCTTCACCAGCTTCTCTGATACGTTCTAATTCTTCTATAAGCTCATCTACTACCATAATTCATCCTGCCTTATAACTATGTCATCAGGAAACTCTTCCAGCTCTACATCTAACTTCTTGGGAGCTATAAAGTGCCACCATTCACTTCCATCATACTCCTCTCTTTCTAAGAAGCTACCATCCTTAAATACTATCTGAAGACCGGGATTGATTTCCTGATGACCATAGCCACTGTAATACTCAATACCTTTAATTCTTTCAAAGAATCTTTCAGGCTTAAAACATCTCTCCCCATCTACTGTTACATAGGCTACATCTTCCATAGCCTTTTTATAGAGATTCATACACTCTATAGTTTCTTCATAGAAATCCATAATTAAATCTCCTCTTTAAACTTAAGTGGACCACAACCAAGAATAATCTCATACCTACTAAGCTTTTCCATTCTCTTAGCCTGTCTAAGGAAATGTCTAACATCATATTCTTCATGCAGGAAATCCCCTACATGATTAAAGAATCTAATATTCTTAATCTGGTTCTGAGTAAAGTTATCCTTTAATCCAGCTTCTAATAATTCGGCAGGACTAGCTATTTTGAACTTATTAGTTTTCATATTGAGAACAATAATGAAACCTTCCTTTCTTTCATTCTGGGTTTCTGCCCACTGGTTCCATGTGAAACATTCAGATTTAATGTGATAGAAAAACATAATAATCTCCTAGATAAATGATTGTATTTGAAGCGGAGCGTTAAATTAACACTAAGCCTAGAAACAGAAAAAGAATGCTAACTAGTGAAGCACCAATTAGCATTCCAACAAAGAATTCAATTAGGACTCTCTTATTCATACATTAATCCGCTACCTTAACATAGGTAATCAAATTACCATTTCTTTCGTCTTCAATGACTTCTTGGTTCTTTCTAATGTAATCTTGGATAGCTTCAATAACTTCCTCTACTCCAGTAGTATATTCGGAAGAGTGATTTCCCAGAGTGAGGCTATCTTCAAGTTCATAAAGAAATTCTGTTAAATTCATGTTAAATCTCCTTGATATATTTAGGTTTACTTTCCATTATTCCATAACCTAGATTAGCAACATCATCACTAATCCACACCTCTATAGCAGAATAATTCATATCTTCTTCCCAGCTGCGTCTAATGACATGCTTCTTACCACCTTTAACTTTAGTCCAAATGGTTTCTCTGATATCATCTGAAAGAATAAACCAATTACCTTGAAATAACTTCTCAGGAATTGTATGAGGTAATCTTTTAAGTAACATGTTAATCTCCTTAAATGAAGTCATTTGTATCTAAAAACTTCCAATAGTTATCTGATATTTCACTGACAACATCAAACTCAGTGACTAGCTCTTTTCCATTGTCAATCTCAAAAGGTAAATCATTTGCACCAAAACTGGTACATATTATCTTTCCATCTCTGTACTCAATCTCCTTGCAGTAGTCACCATCAACAACAATAGAAATAATTTTGCCTTTCTTCAGAGAATCAATAAATAAACCCATGATGGTATCTCCTTATATAGTTCTAAATGGAGCGGAGCGACAACTGCTCTGCTATCATATGTGCAAAAGATAAGGAGCTATAATCAGCTCCTTTATCTATGAAATATTTAGTAATATACCCAAGAACCTCTTGTTTATCTTTAAGCCTGGTTCTATTTATCTCACCTATTAACCTGATACTATTTCTCTTTGGTTTGTACCAGATGTTAATAGTCTTTCCTTTACTACTAATCCACCCATATTTATGAGTGGTAAATAAGTTAGTCATTTTCTACATCATAGTAAAAGTTAATAATCTGCTCTTTGGTTAATGCTTTACCTTCTAGGTTTCTTACATCTTCTTTCAGGAGTTTATCTATAGGATACTCTTTAACTAATTCCTCTCTGGTATATTCTTTATCATCAAATACCCATTCACCTTCTATCTTATCATTCTCAATTAACCACCAATCTCTGATTAATACTTTCATGACTAGCTAATCTCCCTAGTTAAAAGGTTAAATAAAGAAAAAAAAATAAAATCTCTATAAAGCGGAGCGTCATATAGACACTCCACTCTATAGAGATTAATCTCTTTCAATAAATCCAATTATCTCTCCAGTCCCATCGGACCAAAGAGAAGCCCATTCAATATGCATTCTGAACTTTCTCAGAATACCCTCAATCTTTAGTACATCAGCACGAGTAGTATCCCTTGCGTTAATCTTCTCTTCCAAACTCTTAATATATTTCTTAAAATTCATGATAATTTCTCCTAAGATTGTTAATAAAGCGGAGTGACACTTACGTATCACTCCTTATTCATCGCTTAGACTACCATCCTTCTAGTAGGCATTATTTCATACCTATCCCTTGTAGGAATAACTGCATATCCCAGTTCTTTGGCTAATCTCTTAGCCTCAATTCTGACATCAATATCTTCGCTGTTTACCAGTAAAGATAAATCTCTTTTATTAAGAATGGCATAATAATCACCATTCCTAACAATTACATCGCCCTTTTTACATCTTTCTCTTGCTAAGTTATACTGTGTATACTTAGCTCTATTTAATTCAATGTTGAAAGTTAATTCCATGGTGCCCTCCTATAGGCATTAAAAAAGGGCAATACATCATGTATTACCCTTGGTTCAAATTATATTCAATAAAGCGGAGCGTCCTTACTCCGCATACACTCATCGCTTAATGCACCAGATAATCACTATCTAGAATTGCTTCATAGACAGCCTTATCAAACTTAGCCACAGGTACGTTGATACCTAATTGCCTAGCAAAATACTTCATCATATCGCCAGCGTAGATATCAGCAAATACCTGATTTGCTGTGCGTCTCAGGTAATTGACGTGATTGGCTGTACAGCCAAATGCGTCATGAATTACCATCAATTCAAAGGACTTATTGCCAAGAGTATTGGCAAGCCTTGTAAGACCCCTCATCAGGCTATCACTCAACTGTACTGGTTCATCTTCTAAGAGATAGAACCACCGGGCTGAGATGATACCCATTTCCATAGCACAAGACTCAAGTCTTTCTAACTCAGGGTGATACCCTTTGATGGTTTCCTTAGAGTTCTTGCACTTCTCCAATATGGCCAATGCACGACCTTTGGTCATATCACACCTACGGACAATCTCAGAGAGTATGTATCTATCCAATGAATGGATAGTATTGGCTCCTAAAGCCTTAGTTTCTGGATTCCGATATACTAAAGTTTCACCTCTAGCATTCTTCTTCTCCACAAACTTAGGCCTAGGCTCATTCTCCCTAAGATTGTACTTAAGAGTCATTTTGGGTAATGACACCTCAAATTCATGAGGGTCACCTAAAACCGGAGTAGCTACCTGAAAGCCATCAGGAAGTTCCCATTCATAGCAGAAAGCTCCGCTATTCCAGGCTTCCAAACAAGCTTCCCTGTACAGAGCACAAGAAGGCAGACATCTCTTATAAGTCTTTTCCCAGACCTTAAATGCCTTCTTACCTATCAGCCTTCTGATACAGCTATCTCCAGCATAACCATAAGGAATAACCCCATTATGCTTAAAGTCCTCCAATGTATCAGGAAGCTCTACACCCTCTTTACTGCAATCCTCACGAAATGCAGTTTCCAGTTTATTATAGGTTCTCTGCGGTGCACTACAGCCAACACCTACATATTCCAAAGATTCAATATCACGGGTTATAAGGCCCATAATAAGAATCATTGAACTATTGGTATCTGCCTCTACTGGAATAGAGAATACATGCTTCTCACACTCCTTAAGGCACTGAAGAGCAGACAGTGCTTGTAATCTATCCCCAATGTCGTACATATTGTCAATGGACTCATACACCTCATCCATAGTAAAATCCAACCTTTTATCAAAGGTTTCCTTGTCTCTGCCAAGAGCAAGGTTTGCAAGGTTAATACGACAAATATCAATGGTGCTAAACTTCTTCATGGTGCCCTCCTACAGGCTAAAAAGTGCAGGTATTAATATGAAAAACCCCAGACACCTGCATATCTGGGGTTACTACTCATCGCTTAGTTATCTAATCTTCTATTTCATTCGGATCAGCTATTTCAACTTTGGCAAACTTTATCAGGCCTCTAATACTTCTGAGGCCGATATAGTTGCCTACATCATTATCAATATAAAACCTTCCTCTTGAGTCTGGTTTATACTCATTGTGGAAAGGTTTTATATCCTCTGTTTTTATCTTCTTCAGAATCTTTTGTTCATAAAGCTCAAATGCTTTACGCTTATTAGGATTCTCCGGAAGACAATCCAAGTTGCAGTAATCCAGCAACCCCTTATTGAGGATAAACTCTACATCATTTAAGAGTTTCCTCATTTCCCGGCAATGGTCTTTACCCCTGCCATATTCCTTGACATATTTGTTACCAAACATGCCTTCAGTAGTTATGGATTCAGGAGTACCTTCTCGAAGCCCCCTTTCCCATTCATGCACATCTAAGTCATAAACGTAGTATTTGGGATTCCACCACAATCCATATGTGGTGTTCTTGGCTTCGCTATTCTCAAGCTCCTCACCTAAGAGAACAGCATTGGCTTTGACACAAACCAAATCTAATTCCCAAAGAGCCTTCATTATCAAGTCAAGAATCTGGTTGACTCGACAATTCTCTTTGCTTCTAAACCGAAGCAACTCCTTGGTCTTAATACAATAAGCCAATTCACCAATGTAAACTGGCTTATCCTCACTACCACGATAAAGGATTTCAACAACTTCCTTTATTTTCCTTTCCCACCAATGAACGCCTAATAAGGCAATTTCATTGATGAACTCTACAGACTGATTCTTTTCAGTCTTTTTCTTTTTCAACTCCTTAATAAAGTTGAAAACAGAGTTAATGACAGTAAAAATGGATATGTTATTCATAGTAGTAATCTCCTAGATAAGTTAGTTAAGCGGAGCGTTACATAACAGTTAGGTACCAGCTATTATCTAAAGCTTTAAGTAACAGCTTTTAACTAGCTATTAGAACTAGTTAGTTAGATAACAGTTTAGAACTAGCTATTAGGTAGCTCCAATCTGAAACCTAATAAAATGTGTTACTATGCCAAAGGCAGGGAGCTCACATTTATTAGGGACTAATTTCGTGGTCACCGCCAATTTGTTAAACCAGTTTGGTTCTGGTACATGTTTTTATAGTGGTCATGCTCCACTATTCATCATCGCTTAATTCTTCTTGGCACTTCCTCCTTCAGTGCCATCTTTAGCAGCCTTAAAGGCCGCTAATTTATCTCCCTGCACATCAACTAAATTGTTGATGGCGGTATTTCTGCGTGTAAGAGCTTGAGCTTCACGCTCTTCACTCTCACACTGGAGCTCAAATTCACTCTTAGTTGGCATAACCAACTGAGCGACCCTGTCTCCTATTGCCTGGAAAATGTTCATGCAACATCCTTAATACTAGGATGATTAGAAACAGTTTCCTGCTCATACTCCACCCAATAGAAGTACTTGGCGCCATACATCTGAGCACCAGTCTTCTTGTCACGGAACGGCCAGCTATCAAACTTGATAGCCTGCTGATTAAGAGAAGGATCATGGCGTACAGCCAGATCGAAGTTCTTATCGGCAAGGTGTTCCGCTACATAAGGGTCAGAAGAAAAAGCAACAGCTACGTCAATTCTTTTACGAGTCATGGTAATATCTCCTAATAAAATAAAGAAAAAGATTCATCGTCTAGTAGGGGTCATAGGGGGGGGGACCCCTATAAAATTTTTTTAGCTGGTGTAGTATTACCTCTATACAAAATTTAAAAAATTTGCCTATGGAATTCACATATATTTTCTATATCTATTTATAGCGGAGCTAGGGTATGCTAGACTTAACTTAGGAGGTGTCTATGTATCACCTGATAATTGCCTGTGTATTTACCTTTCTTGGCTTAATACCAGTTCAAATACTGAGAGTAATGCTTAATTGGAACGGAGTGATCCTAGGAATAGCTTCAGTTATCCTGTTTATTCTTGGTTTACTCTATGCAGAGTGCGTAAATGAGCGAATACAGCTTAATTTTGTTAAGACTTTAGGGGTATGTTGTAGCCTAATTACAGCAGCTTTAATTATTGCTTTGTTTATTTATGGATTTCTCTGGTTTTTAACCCTCTTTAACTAATAAAAACCCCCAATTAAGGGGGTATCTCTATTACATTAGCTCTTTTATATACTTATTTCCTCGCCATATTCCTAGTGCCAGTAAAGCCCATAGCCATATTAACTGTACTGCTATGGGTAAATCTGGCAATATTACAAGTAATATGAAGTTTATGAGCATAAAGATAATGAAATTCATGTTAGTTTCTCCGTGTGATAAAAATCACACTCTACTAACATGTAGAACAATGTGTCAAATACTCCTTATTTGAGTTATCTGAGTCATAAATAGAGGGATCTAAAGACTCTATAGCGTCTTTAAATCGCCCTTCTATGATGGTTTTTACTCTTTCCTTATCAGTTTCATTGAGCTGCTCTATAAAGTTATGAATAGCCTCTAAATTGTCTTTTTTATACCAGTTACAAGGGTAATATTCCTCAAAAGAACGGAGTGTATTGAGGTATTCCTTAGCCTTTACCTTGTCCTCTTCCAGCAGTTTATCCCCATATCTCAGGGTATATTTGATAGCTTCTGTAAGAGGTATATCAATATTGATATCCTTGGCGAATTGCCATACTGGATACTTAAGTTCTCTGTAGAATTGCTCCATAATTCCTCCTTATGGATTAGTTACTCGATAAATAGTGTAGGTAATACAAGTACTGCCTTTTGTTTCAGTACACTTAGCTGTATGCGTAGGTACTAGTGTTTCTACTGGTTCTGCTTTTGCTGGGGGTAATTTTGTAGTTTGATCTTTATATTCATAGAAGCACACAAAGCATACTAGGATTATGATTGGTATATAGGGTACAAAATCATCTAGAAAGCAATTCATTGCTTTTACCTCTTACTGCCAAAAAAAGAAAGCTACTTAGAGAGTCACACTAGATCACAGGTAAATAACAATATGCAGATTTGTTAAGTTGAACAAAAAACTAGTATGACTCTTTAAGTAGCTGGTGGCCCAAACAGGATTTGAACCTGCAACCTAACGATTATGAGTCGTCAGCTCTAACCATTGAGCTATCGGGCCTAAGTGGTGCGGGTAATGAGACTTGAACTCATAAGGCTAAAGCCGAGGGATTCTCATACCCTATTTCTATAATGTCTTAATACGCCCTCTCTAATATGTTGTTTATGCTCTTCAGAATGTACTGAATGCTTTCTGTTAGAATAGACACCTTTTTTCCAAAGCTCTTTTGCAATCAAACTTTTCTTTTCACAAGTTTCAGCAGAAATTATGTAATGTTTACCTAATGAATGCTGCCGTTGATGTTCGCCCCTATAAATCACTACTAAATTTGATATATCATTATTTAGTGGATTTTCATCAATATGGTGAACTTGCTCGTTAGGTAAGAGTTCTCTACCTAAATGCTTTTCCATTAAGAGCTTTGGAAAAGAGATAGTCTTTTTTATTCCATTTTTATATACCAATACACAACGTATTCGCCCATCTTTACAAAGGTTTTTATAGCATTTGTACTCGTCTGTAGATAAGTCTAAATCTAGCATAATAACCTCAATTTATTAAAATGGTGGGTGCGGTGGGAATCGAACCCACACGGTATTTCAAGTACCCATGGATTTTAAATCCATTTTGTCTGACCTATTGCAACACGCACCCAAATTGATAGGTTAGAAATACTTTCGTTACATCCGCTTCCAAGATACCTATCATCGGTACACATCTCAGACAGTGCCGATTCTTATTGCTTTTCCCTGAGACTATCTGAGTTACTCAGGTGCGAATTCATTGGCAGGGAAAGAAGGATTCGAACCTTCGAATGACGGGATCAAAACCCGTTGCCTTAACCACTTGGCTACTTCCCTGTATATGTTTGAACTACCTCTAAGAGAGTATTATATCTATGAGCTAGTTCATCACATTCTTCTGCAATAACCATACTTTCTTTAACCTTTCTGAGTATATCGGCTTCGCTGTAACAGATAGTGCTGGATCTAGCTTTAACGGCTTTGGGCACTCTTTCTGTTGTATGGCTACTGGCTGGCTGCAAGCATTCAGTAGTAGTAACAGTATCACTAAGCTGGGTACTCTGAATGCTTTCAATTTCATGCTGGTGTTCCTCTTTAAGAATTTCAATCTTTTTTAAATATCCAGCAACTAAGGCATTTTCTCTATTTTTCCATTCTCTGAGAACTGACTGAGTTGCTTCAATATTACTAATTGTTAATTCTTGAATTTTAAGCTTGTAATCATTGGAGGTATTATAAGCTCCTCTGGAATAACCGAGTTTATATGATACACCCCAGCTAATGATAAATACAAGGGCAATTCCCAGAATTATATTAGTATTCACTTATTGATTAATCCTTCAATAGTATAAGAGGTATTAAAGTCCTTTTGAGTAACATGCACTTTACCCATTTTAACTTCAGTAGCGTCTTCATTAGGAATGATGTAAATATTGTAATATCCTTCCTGTAAAGTAAAGTAATAATTACCTTTAGTATCAGTAAATCGAGAAGACCTTAAACCTATAAACGAATCATCTGCGTCAGTCATTTCTACAACAATTTCAGCATTGTTATACGGTTCATTCATTGGATTAGTTAAAATACCTTGTAAATGTGTAGTTACTCTCTTTTTCATATGTGACCCTTAAGGTAGAATAGGATATTCTTCTTATAGCATTAAGGATTTCAGTATGACAAATAAAAAAAGAACTAAACATGTATTTTATGAAGGAGATTCAGCTAACCCATTCTTTAAATGTAAAACTGTAAGTAGGCTAATGAATTATTATCATGATTATGTTAGAGAGAATGGTACTAGTGCATGGTTAAATGACCAGTACCAGAAGAGATTAAGTGAATTAGAATTACAGCATTATTTATGTAAAGAAAGAGAAAGACAATTACTGACCGGTAGAACCAAACCCACCATCTCCTCTCCCCGTCACAGAGAGGGTTTCGGTTAATTCGATATCTTCTCTTTTGAACGGAGTGATAATACACTGAAGTAATCTATCACCCTTCTTAAAACGTAATTCATCCAGTAATGCATTGTCTTGGTTCTGATCAACGACAATATGTGCAATCCACTCACCTCTATAATCAGCGTCAATTACACCTACTGTATTTCTAAGATTAATACCTTTCATACCAGAAGAAGACCTAGGTAATAATAGAGCTACATATCCTTCAGGTACTTCAGCAGCAAAGCCAAGTTTAATTACATTATCAGCTCCAACTACTAAAGTAACATCAGACTGCAGATAAATATCCATACCAGCAGATAGTTCTTTCTTGTACTCTGGTTTAATAAAGTCAGGTACTAATGGTTTAATTTTCATAAAATATTTGACCTCGTATGAAAAAAGTGATTAGCCTTTAATCATCTAAATGATGAAAGGGTTCTTATGGAAAATAATACTAAGCTCACAGGTTGGGCTAATGAGCCAACAGTAGATAATCTTAAACAGGATTTGAATAACTGTAAAGCTAGTTATTCCCATCAAATTGCCATTATTGATAAATATATGGCAGAGCTTAGAGCTGATAATCTTAAGCCAAGAAGAGATAGAACCAGATCTACAGTACAGCCTAAACTAATCAGGAAACAAGCTGAATGGAGATATGCAGCACTATCAGAACCCTTTCTATCTGAGAACAATATTTTCCGTATTAATCCTGTTACCTATGAAGATAACTACTCAGCTAAGCAAAATGAGCTAGTTCTTAATTATCAGTTCAATACTCAAATAAATAAAATTAAATTTATTGATGATTATATTAGGGCCGCAGTTGACTGTGGTACTGCTATTATTAGAGTAGGCTGGGAAGAATTACAGGATACGGTAGATGTACCTTCTCCAGTATATCAGGCTAGACCTGTAGATCCTGATAATGAATTAGATCTGGCTAGATTTAACAGGGTTAAGAAAGCATTCACTGATACCATTACTCAGGCTAATATTCCTACTTACTGGGTTGAATGTATTAAGAGAGCAGTACAGGAAGAACAAACTAGAGAACAGCAAGTATTTGCTCAGGTGCAACAACAGATAGCTGCTTATCAGGGGAAAGGTTTACCTCCTGAACAGATGGAGCAAATACAGCAAGAGCTAATGCAACAGGCTCAGCAACAGCTAGAACAAATGCCTCCTATTGCTTATGTACCAGAACATGTAAATACAGAGTATGTATCGGTATCTAAGACCATAAACAGACCTACTGCAGAGATATGCTATTACAAGGATATTTATGTAGATCCCTGTTGTGAGGGTAACTTAGATAAAGCAGAATTTATCATTTATAAGTTTACTTCCTGTAAAGCTGACCTCATTAAAGATGGCAGATATCAGAATGTAGAAGCTATTCCTGAAGATGCCTATTACACCTTTGAAGATGGTGATGATCATGCAGGTATGGAAAACTTTGCTGATCCAGCTAGAAAGAAGCTAACTGTATATGAGTACTGGGGTAACTGGGATATTAATGGTGATGGAACTAAAGTAGCTATAGTAGCTTCTTGGGTTGGTTCTACACTTATCAGATGTGAAGAAAATCCCTATCCTGACCATAAACCTCCATTCGTATTTGTACCCTATTTGCCTATTGCTAACAGTGTATATGGTGAGCCAGATGGTGCTCTTATAGCTGATAATCAGCATATTATAGGAGCTATTACCAGAGGTATTATTGACCTCTTAGGACGCTCTGCAAATAGCCAGATAGGTATGGCTATATCCTTCCTAGATCCAGTAAACAAGAAAGCATTCAATGAAGGCAGGGATTATGAATTTAATCCTGCTATGCCTCCCCAGCAAGCCATATTTGAACATACTTATCCAGAGATACCTCAGACTGTAATTCCCTTCTTACAGAGTCAGGAAATGGAAGCAGAAGCTCTTACAGGTGTTAAGACCTATAACGAAGGTATCAATGGTGACGCTTACGGTAATACAGCTACCGGTATTAAATCAGTACTGGATTCAGCTTCTAAGAGAGAAATGGGTATTCTGAGAAGACTCTCAGATGGCCTTAAAAAGATAGCTAGAAAGATAATGGCTATGAATGCTCTCTGGCTTAATGATAGAGAAGTTATCCGCATTACCAATCAGGATTTTGTAGAAATCAGAAGAGATGATCTGGCTGGTGAGTTTGACCTTGAACTGGTTATATCTAGTGCGGAGCAGGATAATGCTAAAGCTGAGTCTTTAGCATTTATGCTTCAGACACTTGGTAACTCAGTAGATCAGGGAATGACTCAGATGATTTTCTCTGAAATATGCAGACTTAAGAAAATGCCTGAATTAGCTGAAAGAGTAGCTAGGTATGAGCCTCCTCCTCCTGATCCTATGCAACAGCAGATGATGCAAATGCAGATGGAAATGATGAAGGCTCAGATACAGAAGCTTGAAGCTGAAGTACAGAAGCTTGGTGCTGACGCTATGTACTCTGAAGCCAGAGCACAGTCTGAAATGGTTGAAGCTCAAATTAAGCCTCAGGAACTCCAGAGCAAGATTACCAGTGAACAGGCTAAAGCTCAATACAATCAGTCTATGGCTCATAAGTTGGATCTGGATTACCTCAATGATATTCAGGGAACTAAGCACCAGCAGGATATGGAAGTTGTGGCTGCTCAGGCTAAGGCTCAGGCTGATAAATCAATGCAAGAGAAGTTTATGGACTATATGCTTGAACAGGAAAGAACCAAGCAGATAGAGGCTAAGGCAAAGAAGAAAGGAAACTTATAATGTTTACTAACGAAGAGCAGGCTAAATCAGTAGTAGAACTCTCCGAGGCATTAGAGCGATTAGAGCAGAATGCTGATTTTAAGAGAGTTGTTACTGATGGCTATTTGAATGAATCCGTTAAGGGTATTGTAATGACTCTGGCTTATGCTAATGAAATGCAGCTTAAGGACAGGCTCAATAAGCTTATCGGAATCAGCAATCTGCAGATGTATTTTACAGGAATTAAGGGTCAGGGAGTTCAGGCTAAAGAAGCTCTCAAGGATCCTTCAGTATTTGAGCAGGAGGATTAAATATGACAGATTCAACTGCTAATTTTACTGATGAACAAATTCAGTCCATGGATCCGCAGGTACTCGAACAGGAAATCAATAAAGCTGTAGACGAGCAGTACGGAGTACCTCAGCAACAGGACTATTCACAGAATTATGAACAACAGCCTCAGGAAGGGCAGGAACAGCAGCAACAGCAGTATGTAGACCCTCAGGTATTGCAGGATACATACAATCATATTTTTGCCCCTTTTAAGGCTGCCGGGAGAGAGTTTCAGGTTAGAGATGTAAATGAAGCTGTTTCCCTCATGCAAAAGGGTGTTGACTACACTCGTAAGCAGCAGGCACTCAAACCGAGATTAATGGAGATGAGGGCTTTAGAAGAGCAAGGCATGTTAGGGTCTAATCTTAATTATGCAATAGATCTCTTTAAGGGTAATCCACAAGCAATCGCTAAACTCATTAAAGAGAAGAATATTGATATTAATCAGATTATGCCACAGCAGACCACCAATGAATTTGGTGAAACTGTCACTCAAGAACAAAAGCCTTATGTCCCTAATAATTATTCAGTTAGTCCGGCTCAGTATGAACTAAGGGAAGTATTTGATGACTTGAAAGCTAATGGTACTTACACAGAAACCATGAATGCTATAGCAGACATGGATGATACTAGTAAGAATCAATTTGCTAATAACCCTAAATATCTTAATGCATTAAGTAACCTTATTTCTTCTGGATTATATAAGACTCTTCGTGGTGAGCTAGATCATATGCGAATTGTCGATGATCCAAGAGTTAGAGGTGTAAATGACTTTGACGCATTAGATAAGATTGGCAGAGCCTATGTAGCTTCTCAGCAACAGCAAATGCAACCTCAGCAAGTACAACAGTCACAGCAGTACGTTCCTCCTCAGCAGCAGCAATATATTCAGCAGAGACAGATTGTAGATCAGCGTAAACAAGGCGTAGCTCCTATTCGTCAGGGAACTGCTCCTCAGAAGCCTATGTATGATCCACTGAGTTGTAGCGATGAGGAATTTAGCAAGATTAACCTCAATGATTTATTAAGGATGTAATATGCCTAGTTTTGAATATAAGAATAATGCCCAAGGCTATTCTGATGGTCAGGGCGGCACCATCTCTTATGGTGTGCAATATGGTAATGGTGGCCGTCAGGCTTCCACTGTAGTTGATCCTACCCATGGTTATATCACTCCGGGTTCTGGTAATACTACTGATACTGGTTCTATTAAGAAGCAGCTTATCAATGATTACTGGATCAGGGAGTCCATGATTGAAGCTGCAAAGACTCAGACCTTTGCTAAGCTTGGTACTCAGCGTAATCTGGCCCCTAACAATGGTAAGTTTCTGAAACAGTATGTTTGGATGCCCCTGCTTGATGACCGTAACATTAATGACCAAGGTATTGATGCTAATGGTGTTTACTATGCAAATGGTAACATGTATGGCTCTTCCAAGGATATCTCTACTATTACCGGTAAGCTTCCTGTAATTGGTGAGAATGGCGGTCGGTATAACCGTGTAGGTTTTACCCGCAATGTTATTGAAGGCACTATCCATGAGCTTGGCTACTTCTGGGAAATCACTGAAGACGCTATGCAGTTTGACTCTCAGTCTGACCTTCTCCAGCATATGCACCGTGAAGCTATGAGAGGTGCTTCTGAGATTGTAGAAGATGTAATGCAGCTTGAGCTTATCAATGGTGCTGGTGTTGATTATTTCTGCGGTGGTGCTACTTCTAATAACACCATGACTAATAACGGTACTACTCCCTGTGAACTGACTTATAAGGATCTTTTGAAGCTTCGTCAAACTTTAGTTGATAACAAGGTTCCTAAGACCTATAAGATGTTCACTGGTTCTCAGAATACTGATACCCGCACTGTAGCAGGCGGTTGGACTATTTACTGTCAGCCTGAGCTGAGACAGACTCTTATGACCATGACTGACCTCTTCAATCAGCCTGCCTTTATTCCGGTAGAGAAGTATGCTGCTGGTGGCAATATCGTAGAAGGTGAGATTGGCCGTATCCTTGAGTTCCGTTTTGTAGAAGTTCAGGAAATGCTTCGCTGGGATAATGCAGGAGCTGCAGTTAGCAATAATGATGAGTCCTATGTAAATGATGGTACTAACTACACTGTATTCCCTCTGCTGATTGTTGGTGAAGACTCTTTCGTTAACATCAACTTTCGTGGTGGTAAGAATAACTTCCGTATCTATCAGCAAATGCCCGGTCAAGGCGCAGCCAGTGCTGATGATCCTTTTGGTAAGCATGGCTGGTGGTCTATCCAGTGGTGGTACGGAACCATGATTACTCGTCCGGATCGTCTGATCTGTATCCACACTTTAGCTAAGGCTTAACGGCCTTTATTAGGGGGCAGTTAATATAGCTGCCCTTTTCCAGTATATAAGGAAATGTAAAATGACTGTAGAATCTATCACCTCCGAAGAGCTGAGAACTAAGGCAAAAGATCTTGGTATTAAGTTTACTAAGAATACCGATGATGACACTCTTATTGCCAAGATTGAAGCTATTGAAGCAAGTGCTAATAGAGTACAGAGCAGAAATGTTCAGAATTCCAGACAGCAGCTTACCGCTTTAAAGCATGTTAAGATTACTCCGCTTAATCCCGTTGAATTTAATCAGAAAGCCAAGTATGTATCTTTGGTTAATCGCTTTGTTTCTATCCGGAAAGCTGTTTTGTTCAATGAACCTATTTTCCTTGAACAGTGCATTATAGACAGTCTTAAGGAAAAGAAATTCATTAATATTATTACTAATGTCAATGGTAAGGGTAAGCAGGGATCTGAGCGTCCTCGCACTGAACTTAAGCCTGCTTATGGTATTACCGAACTGCATACCCCTACCGAAGAAGAATGGAAGAATGGGGCTGAATGGCAAGCCATGAGAGAAGATAAGAAAATGCGAGATGCAGCTCTTGAGGGAGGTAAGCAGTAATGACCGAAGAGACTGTTAAATATAACCTAGGGCAGGATATTAAGCCTAAGACCATTAGAGATTTTACTACTGGCACTAATAATGGTACTGGTGTATTTGACATAATGATGACCGCTGTAGAAGGTCATATTCAGGAAGAATATAAGAAACAGCGTATTACTGGGGCTAATTATGCTCAGGCTTATATACAGTCTATACAGTCAGTACTGCAGGTAGCAGGTCAATTTACTCTTACTCAGGATACTACTTGGCTTGAACTAGAGAAGTTAAAGCTGGAGAGAGCCAAGTTAGCCTA